ATGTTGTGCAGTTATTGCTGGAATTTATGCGATAGCACAAATCTATAAGGCATTCAGAGTTGTACCTGAACCTCAAGGAAATCTCGATCCTAAGACTGATGAAGAAATAGTTGAGCGAGACTCTGAGGTGAATCCATGGGCTGGCGTCAAAGTCAGTGCGATGCCATGTACTGAAAAGTCTAAAACCACTACACCAGATCGTTTGGAAAAAATGGTTCAGGACAATTTATGTCACATGGTTGTTTCGCTGGAAGACAATGGAAAAACTCGCATGTTTGAATGTGATGCTTTCTTTCCAAAATCGAACGTCGCTATTGTTCCACGTCATGTATGGAAAGCTGATGATCTTAAAGCCAAGTTTACTCGACATGATCCTTCATTGATTGGAGGAAATTTTGAGTGCTTTTTGTATCGTAAGTTTAGTATCGATGTCCCAAACACTGATTTATCAGTTGTATGGGTTCCTAATGGAGGAGATTGGAAAGATTTGACAGATTATTTCCCACTTCAGCGTTTCTCAAATGTACCGGCTCGCTTGACATACAAAAAGAAAGATGGATCCTGTATAGGTTCCAAATTGATGATGGATGTAGGCGAAGTCATTACTCTTGCTGCAGAATTCTTTGGTGCAAAATACAATCTCAAGTTTGAAACTTTTGAGGGTCTTTGTATAGCACCATTGATAACTGAAACCAAGGGACCACTTATTGGTGGTTTTCACTTAGGTGGCAAGAATGGTGAAACGCGTGGATGCAGCGGTCTCCTGTTAAAGAATGAATTTGAAAGTGCTTTTGAGAGTTTGCGTCAAGTTTCCGGAGTTGTGTTGTCAAAAAGTTCTGGTACTATGCCTAAAGAACTGTATGACATACAATTTTTCCAAAACGATGATGTTCATCCCAAGAGTCCAATCAATTTTTTACCCCATGGTACAAATTGTAAGTATTATGGGCAGGTTAAAGGACGTGCATCTTATCATTCTGATGTAGAGCCAACTGTTATATCAGAACATGTTGAGAGGTATGTGGAGTACCTCAGAAGTGGAGTGGACCCAAATTCCGAACAGGATGGCCCTGGCAAGCATCTCTGCAGTATTCTACAAAACCTTCATGTGGTATCGAAGGCTCTTTATTAGAATTAGCTGCTGATGATTATGTCACAGGTCTTCTAAAAACATTGGAAGATATCCCTAGTCTTAAATTGGGAGTCAAACCATTGACGGAAATGGAAACCGTTTGTGGCATTGATGGATTGCGTTTCATCGATAAGATGCCATCGAACACTTCTGTTGGATATCCATTGTCTGGTCCAAAATTGAACTATTTAACATTATTGGACCCAACTGATCATCCTACACACCAATGCCCAGCCGAGTTGGACAAACGCTTCTGGGATCATGCTCATGAAATGGAGGAGCTCTATCTGAAAGGTGAGAGAGCATATCCTATTTTTAAAGCATGCTTGAAGGATGAACCTACAAAGAAAACCAAGGACAAGGTTAGAGTTTTTCAGGGAGCTCCGATTGCACTACAATTATTGGTGCGAAAGTACTATCTCCCAGTTGCTCGAGTATTGT